CATGTTAGGAGGATGTGAGAACCTCACGGTTACTCATACTCGGTGTCATGCCTATTTCATGGAGAAACAGGCAGGGCACGCGAGACACTTCCTTTCGGCGTACTGATCTCGACCGATATTTCGGTACAGATAATGTGCGTGACGAGGTGGATACACCGTCACGGAGAGCAATACGTTCCCATGTGGCATTAAGCCAGTGATAATACCCTCCAGTGCCATTACTCTTACGAGTAAACTCCTCGGAAATCCGATGAGAACTTATGTCGTGAGACACAAGTTGGTATTTGAAGGATGTATCATCACCACCCCAAAACTGTGAAGGTATGAAGGATTTTAGCCAAAGCCAAATCTCTTCAACCTCTGGATCGAGGATATTCATATCCTCGATTTCAGCCCACTTACGCAACTTATTCGCGACATCTATGACGTCAACGAGAGTTGCTAATGGGGCCTTCACATAGAAAGGAGTGATATCGCGACCATTGAAGTAATGACCTCCGCAGCTTTCCCTCAAGCCTCCAGATACAAAAGATTTTTCCAGGTTAACGGAAAATCCGAAATATCCGAAGACGAAGGGGAGAACGTTAGAGATGCCCGTAGGGCATATGATGTCATCACCATATATGGAAACGACTCCTCTAGTCCCCGTAAAGAAGCAAATGGCTCGCGTGAGAGTATAGAAGAGTAAACTCTCCAACTCAAACGTGAAACCATTGCCCATTGACGAGAACATGTGGTTCAGATGTTCCTCACCATCAATGATGGTGACTGGACTCCTTACAGAGTCCAGGAGGGTGTACCAACACTCGGGAAGTAACTGCGAAACGAATTCCGTAGTTACAGAATCACTAGCACTCGAAAGATCGAATGTAGCGAGGTCACCGGTTAAAGAACCGAGCCGAGCGAGCGATCTGTTTATGGACTGATCGTTCAGGTTTATGCCGATACGGTGTAGGCACTTACGAAAATGAGCGCCTATACCCTTCTGTATGAACATGTTCAGATCGGGCTCTTACAAGCACAACGATCTATATCTGTTTTCTTGGGAACAGTGAACATCACGTTGCCAGGAACGATAACCGGATCGATTACCGTCCCGTCGCCAAGCCAACCCGGCATCTCATCGGAAATATCCGAGAAGAGGTCGAGACAGCGAGACGTGACATGTGCTTTTCCGAGGTACTTCGAAGCTGGATAGCTAGAAGTACGTGACCGACTGGTGGATGCACCACCTGAAAAGGACCCGATAAGGGCCTCAACAGGAGCCGTATCCCCTATGATATCACGAATGATATCACGGCAAAACGAAATGAAGTCGCCATACGACACCCGAGGAAGAATTTGAAAATCCTCGGGGGTTAGAAATAATCTGTCGTTGGTAGCTTCGTTATCTCGTTCAACCGCGAGCCATTTAGTAATGGCACGTAGCCGCCGCACTTCTGCGGGGTCGGTCTCAGAACTGACAAACTTGCTAAAGACTTCAGTCTTGAGGTAGTCCCCCTTCGGGAACGACCTCAATGCGAGAAGTCGGAGGCGAAGTTGTTCTGTTAGGTCCTCGGGCATCTTCGTATTGACGCATTGTTGCGTGGAACGATGGTGCTGCTTTGTCATTTGGTTCTCCAATAATGACGCTTCTCTGGTTAATTCCAGAGAAGATAAAAGCAAGGAACATCATAGCAATGAAAAGGCCTACAAGCCCGACCATTGCGAGACGTTCCCCGCTGGGACTAAACAAGGCGAACCTTGTTTA